AAAAAAAAAAAAAAAAAAAAAAGTACTGTATATATAGACAGTAGTGTGGAGGGTAATAATTTTCTAGAACTTTGGTCAATACAGTTACCTTTAGTTACCTTTTGTTTTTACCTCTTATTTCATGCCTCAAAATATGAGGGTGAAACCGGCTTATATCTACATCGCCGCCGCATCTCGTTTGCATACTTTACAGACTGTTTACACCATCTCTAACAAAAGTCCTTATTATCGCCTCCAGTTAACGCATAGTCATACCACTAGTACGCCTATGTCTTCCGTGAAACATTTACGCACAATCTATTACACGCTGTTTAAACACCCTCCCTATGCCATACCCTCGGCCTTATGTTCTCGCTTTTATTTGTGCGTGTTGTTTGTTGCGTGAACTAACAGAACTAAACAACAGTTCTTTACGCTGAATTTAGCGCGCTGTTTAAACGCTCTGTTAATGTGATGAATGACAGGCCTTGTTTAAATCTGTTCTCTTCGATCGATCGATCTTTTATGTCAGATTTTGCACCCCCGCCTAAAATTTAAAACAGCGGCCTCGTCCGGCCCCCGATCCATTTACATAAAATGTTCAATTTTCGTTTCTAGTACGACTACATAAAATGTTCAATTTTCGTTTCTAGTATGACTACGCTAAATGTTCAATTTTCGTTTCTAGTACGACTACCAATTTAACGTACATAGCCCTACTACAAACCTTGCAGTAAAAGTAACCCGCCTATATACTCCAACTATGAATGAAATCGCACCGATTAACTTACCGGCTGAATTCCAAGAGATCGAATACGACGAATTTCACCCGAGTAATGACGAACACAACCGCCGCCAAGAGAATGTTAGGCAGGCTATCTATGCGCATCAGAAAATGATGGCACCTAAACACGTCCAAGTAGCGCGACAGTACTTCGCAGGCGTAAAAGGTGTCACCATTGCTGAGAATCTGAACATCTCACCCAATACTGTCTCCAAAATGCTACACCGTGACGATACTCAGAAGCTTCTAGGTATGCTCAACTACTACCAAGCTGCTAAAGATGGCATGTCAATCGAACATCGTAGGGCTATCCTTAACCGTATTGCAGTACGTAACGAAGAAGAGCAACCAAAAGTAGCTATGCTCGCCATCTCTGAAATGAACAAAATGGATGTAAACGCCCATAACGCAGAGATAGGTAAAGGCGGGCCAACTCAAGTCAGTATCATAATCAATCAATCCCACATGCCGAAAACGGTATTAGACGGGTAACTCATGGATCAATTTGAACTCGCTTACGAACCTCGCGAACCGTTTAAAGCATTCCACCAGCGCACAAAACGATGGAGCTGCATTGTAGCCCATCGTCGTGCGGGCAAAACGGTAGCGTGTGTAAACGAGTTAGTGGTAAGGGCACTGTACTCAACGAAGAAAAACCCGCAGTACGGGTACGTTGCTCCTTTCCGCCAACAGGCTAAAAAGATTGCTTGGGTGTACCTAAAAGAAGCCACCCAAGGTATTGCAGTAGAAGTAAGAGAATCCGATCTATCGGTAAGGCTCCCGAACAATGCGGTTATTTCGCTCTATGGCTCCGACAACCCAGACGCTTTGCGTGGACTTTATTTTGATGGCCTTGTTGTTGATGAGTTTGGCGATTGCCGCCCATCACTATGGGCAGAAGTCCTACTGCCAACCCTCGCAGATCGAAAGGGATGGTGTGTGTTTATCGGTACGCCCAAAGGACGAAACCAGTTCTACGACTTCTACAAGCTCAGTCAAGAGTCAGACGAATGGTTCTCCCTCTCCCTAGATGCTGAAACATCAGGGTTGATAGATGAGAAAGAGCTGCAAGGTCTCAAGGATCAAATGTCAGAGGCGCAATACGAGCAAGAGATGCTATGCAGCTTCACCGCCGCACTTCTCGGTACGTACTACGCCACTACGCTCGCTAAGATTGAGCAGAACGACCAACTTTCAGACAAGGTGCAACATGATCCGCAATTTCCTGTCACTGTCACTGCAGATATTGGTTACTCCGACTCAACCGTACTTTGGTTCTTTCAGGAACGACCCGATGGAGTCGCTGTTATTGACTGTGAGGAGGCACATGGTAAAGACCTGTCTTACTATTTTGACCTCCTTAGAGCGAAACCATACCGTATTGACAAAATCTGGTTGCCGCACGATGCAAGAGCTAAATCACTTCAAACTGGCAAGTCTACAATCGAGCAATTCATTGATGAATTCCGCGATACAGGTACTGAACTTGACATTGTACCCAGCTTATCAGTCCAGCATGGCATTGATGCAGTACGTCTCGTTCTACCATTCTGCTACTTCAACAGAAATACCTGCGAACATGGTTTTGAAGCACTTAGAACGTACCGAAGAAAATACGATGAGATCAACAAAAGGTATCACGATACACCACTCCATTCGTGGGAGTCTGATTACGCCGACTCATTCCGATATTTGGCACTGGTAGCGGACAAAAAACGCCGACCGGCACCTAACCCTCACGCTTCACTACAAAAAGACCCGTATCCGGCTTATAATTTGGCTGATCTGTTTGCTGATAGGGAATCGACCCCAACTGGCACTATTAAACGTATGAGGATTTAAACCAAATGAACGAAAATACTGCCAATAATGGTTCTATCGAATCCCGCAAGGACTTCAAAGACACGCCTAAAGGCCAGTATCAGTACTATGCCGAAGAATTAGGCGCATCAACCAAGATGCTACAAAAATGGCATAAAATGGCTGATAAAATTGTCAAAAAGTACCTTGGCGACAACACTTCTACCCAGAAGGATATGGGGACGTTTAAACTTAACCTCTTCCACTCCAACATCACCACACTACAGTCGATGATGTACGGAAATACGCCTAAAATCGCCGTGGACAGACAATATACTGACCAAAATGACGATGCTGGCAGGGTAGCAGCCACCACTATTCAGCGATTGCTCTCTCTCGACATCCAACAGAACGGTGAGGAAGTAGATTCAGTACTGCAATCAGCACTGTCTGACCGCCTTTTAGCTGGTTTAGGGTGCGCAAGGGTCCGCTACGACATGAAAACTGCCATGGTGGATGGTGAAGAGCAAGTTATGGATGAATCAGCCCCGATTGACTATTTCCATTGGGGTGATGTGATGTGGTCGTGGGCGCGCAACTGGTCTGAAGTACGTTGGATCGCGTTCAGGTCGTATATGACCAAAGACGAAGTTAAAGCACGTTTTGGTGAACAGGCAGGAAACAACGTACCGCTTAAACAGCAAAAAATGGCGACAGATGAAGAAACATCTAACCAAGATGCTGAGACAGACAGTGCGTGGAAGAAAGCTGAAGTCTGGGAAATATGGGACAAAGAGAAACGCAAGGTAGTGTGGTTGTGCTTTGGGTACGATAAAGTACTCGAAACGAAAGACGATCCACTGCAATTAGAGAACTTCTATCCAGTACCTCCATTTTTATTGGCGAACCCTACCACCAGCCTTTACCTGCCTACGCCTGACTACAAGTTAGCAGAAGACCTATACAATGAGATAGATAAGCTGCAAGAGCGCATATCGATCATTACAGAGGCTGTGAAGGTAGTAGGTGTTTACGACTCTTCTTCTGAAGAAATTAAGAAGATGATGAACAACGGTACTGATAACCAACTCATCCCAGTCAGTAACTGGGCGGTATTTGGTGAGAAACAAGGCCTTAAAGGTCAAGTTGATTGGCTGCCGATAGCAGACGTTGTAAACGCGCTAGATAAACTACGCGATATGCGAAGTGAAGCTATTGGCTTACTGCAACAAATTACAGGCATGTCAGATATCATGCGTGGTGAGCTTGGCAGCGCCTATGAAGGTGTAGGCCAATCAGAGATGAAAGCAAAATTTGGATCGATGCGCGTCCAAGCACTGCAAGAGCAGTTCGCTAAGTTCGCCTCTGATTTGTTCCAGATCAAAGCTGAAATCATCTCTAAACACTTCTCACCGCAGACGATTGCTCAAAAATCTAACATGCAGCACTCAGTAGATGTGGACTTACTGCCGCAAGCTATTGAAATCATTAAGAATTACAAGCAAGCACAACTAAGAGTTAAGATTCGCCCTGAGTCTATCGCCATGGCTGACTACGCGCAGCTCAAGAGCGAACGAACAGAATACATCAACGCACTAGCGGTGTTTATGCAGTCTGCATCTCCAATTATGGAGCAAGACCCAAGCTCTAAACCTTTCCTACTTCAGCTATTGCAGTGGGGGCTTGCAGGGTTTAAAGGCGCTAACGAGATTGAAGGTGTGCTCGATAAAGCTATCGAAGCGGCTCAGAAAGCTCAGGATGAAGATCAAGGCGGTAAAACAGACCCTGCCATGGCAGCAGCACAACTTGCCATCCAGCAAGAGCAGCTCAAACAGCAAGGCGAGAAAGGTAAGATTGCTGCCAAAGCTGAAGCGGATGCACAGCTACGTGAACAGGACTTCATGCGCGACATGCAACTAGCACAGCAACAACACGCGATGAAACTGGAAGAGATCGAAGCAGATATGCAGCGCTCTCTGGCTGAGACTCAAGCCAAGCTGGAAGCCGACCTGTTGATGGAGAAAGTCGAAACTCAGTCTAACCTAGTGCAGACTAACGCGACTATCGAAGGCGAGATTCGCAAGGATGCAACAACCGCAGAGCTAGATATCATCACTGAAGCGGCTAAGACAGGGAACAAGATTCAAGAAATACGCGAAGCTGCAGCGCATAAGATAAAAGAAACTACGCAAGCTGCAAAAAAGGCAACTACTAAGGAATCAAAAGATGATTGATGGCGTTAAGAGCTTATCAAATGTGCTCTCGGCAGAGCAATGCCAGCAAATCGCCCAGAGGGTTCGAGAACTCGAACACCTTTGGGTGCCTCGAAGGGGTGGACTATTCCACACCCTCGGGGCTTCAACATACAACGACGATCCTAAAGACTACCCGCAGTTTTCGTTCTGCACTAACTCAGACCTAACCCGCTATTTCGGCGGTCTGATGCAGTACGTGGCTGACCTGTTTGAGGAGGAACTAAGGCAAAAAGTAGTGTTCCTGCCCGAAGTAGCGCTTATGGGTTTTCATATTTTCAAAAATGAATGCAACGGTGTCGAAGGACATATCCACATAGACGAACCGTTTAAACGTATAGAGTGGCCTATGCCCGTTGTGGATACGTTTACATTCACTCTACCGCTAGAGCTACCTTCTGAAGGTGGGCTTAACCTGTACCCAACTATCGATGAAGAGTGGTTTGGTAAATACGACAATGAGCAGCCGGTAGAAATACCAGAACCTACTTACGTTAAATATGAAGTAGGTACGCTGTACACCCATTCCGGTATGATCCCGCACCAGATAGCTAACCCTGTAGATATGGAAGCGAACGAAGCTCGCATAACACTACAAGGACATGGCGTGGTTCTGGCTGATAACTCTGTCGTACTGTACTTTTAGGAGGCATCATGTCTAATATCCGATCACGTAAAAACTCTGAAGAGTTCGACGAAGAGTACGACCGCATTTTCGGCAAAGATAAGAAGCCAGAACGTGGATCATGGGTGCAAGACCCTGAAACTGGTAAACTTATTGATAAAGCAGACCTGTACAGAGTAGACCCCAATGCACCTGCAATATTAGGTTCGCCTGAACCGTTTGTAAGCCCTATCGATGGAACGCTAATCGATGATAGGGCACAGTTACGCCGACACAATAAAAAACATGGTGTGACCAACCTCCAAGATTTTGGAGATAATGGTGGCGAAGCTTTCTTCGAACGTAAACGTAGAGAGCGCAGTGCTGAGATGACAGGTGCAACCCGAGAAGCTAAAGCGCAGCGGGTTGAAACAATTAAACGAGCTATGTACGATCACGGCTTACGATAAACGGCAGAGGAAATAATCATGGGCGATATTAGAGAAGCTTTAAACGAATCGATAGACACAATAGATGCAGGTAGCTCGCTAGAAGAGACACCGCAGGAAGTTATCACAGACGCAGTTGAAGGCGAGCAAGATACAAGCGCAGCCATCGAAGGTGATCAAGATAACACCGATCCAGAAAAAGAGGGGTCTGCCGAGTCAGAGGGTGATGTTACCTCTGCCGAGCAATCAGCCGAAGGCGCGGCAGCCCCCCACCTACAGGATGGCACCGATGATCAAGAGCAGGATACGAGCAAAAACAGTATTAAAGCTCCTGTTAATTGGGGGCCACAAGAGCGTGAACAGTGGTCAAAAATTCCAAGGCCTCTGCAAGAAAAAATCATGTCACGTGAAAAAGAAATGGCCGACTCCATGGCTAACACCAAAGAAGCGCGACAAACTCACGAACAGCTATCTAGCATCAGTCAATCGTTTGCTCCGATCATGGCAGCGGAAGGCTTCAGCACCCCAATGGAGGCGATGCAAGCAGCTTTCGGTGTAATGACAACAATGCGCATGGGCACACCCCAGCAAAAAGCGCAAGAGATAGCGCGCTTAATCGGTCAGTACGGCGTAGATATTGAATCACTAGACAACGTGCTAGTTGCAGGACCACAAGGCCAAGCACCGGCAGCTGCAGACCCTCAGACAGCTGCACTAGAACGCATGCTTAATGAACGCCTAGCACCTGTTAACAACTTGATGCAGCAAGCTCAACAAGCACAACAGCTGCAACAACAGCAACGTGTAAACCAAGCAAACGGCGAAATTGCTAAATTTGCTGAAAAACATGAGTTCTTAGCCGATGTACGCGAAGACATGGCAGACATCATAGAACTAGCATCTAAACGCGGTGTAAACGTATCACTAGAAGACGCGTATAAGCGCGCATGTGCTGCACATCCTGAAATTTCTAATGTTATCTCACAGCGTGAACGCGATGCGCAGATAAAAGGCAATCAGCAAACATTAGATCAAAAACGTGCTGCAGCGAGCAGTATTTCAGGCCGTCAACTAGGTACAGGCGGTGGCGGTGGAGAACTATCGCTAAGAGATCAGTTAAACGCTGCCTTTGATGATGCAGCAAATAGTTGATCTAGTGTAAACCCTGCGCTAATATTCTACATACACATTTGACTTTTCAAATCTTTAGTCCCAGCCTCGGTAGCAGACAAGAAAAAGATAGCGAACGGTCAATAAAGCGCAGGGTTTCAGCGCAGACGCAGGGACTCAGCAACAAGTATTTTTTCTTTATTGACTCTATGGAGAGTAACCATGGCTTTCGCTAACTCAAATATCAGCGATATCATGGCGACTACGATTGAATCTCGTACTCGCAAGATCGCAGATAACGTAACAAACAACAACGCCTTGCTTGCCAAACTTAAAAAGAATGGTCGTATTAAGACTTTCTCAGGCGGCACTAAAATCCTTCAGGAACTATCGTTCGCAGAAAACAACAACGCAGGTTGGTATTCTGGGTATGATCTGTTGCCAGTTGGCGTATCTGATGTGCTTTCAGCCGCAGAATACGACATCAAACAGGCTGCAGTACCTGTAGTAATTTCAGGCCTAGAGCAGTTGCAGAACTCCGGTCGTGAAAAAATGATCGATCTTATGGAGTCTCGCCTAGAAGTAGCTGAAGCTACCATGGCTAACTTGATCTGCGGCGGTTTGTACTCTGATGGTACAGCAGCTGGCGGTAAACAGATCGATGGTCTGGAAGCAGCTATCCCTGTAGACCCCACGGCGGCAGCTTATGGCGGCATCGATGGCGGTACGTTCACTTTCTGGCAGAACGCAGTATCTGACCAAACAGCAGCGAACGGCTTAGACCCTACTAAAATCCAAGGCTATTGGAACCTTTTGTGGGCTGAGTTGGTACGTGGCATGGAACGCCCTGACCTAATCATGGCTGACACAACTGTATGGAATGCGTACATCGCATCTCTACAGGCACAGCAGCGCTTCACTAACACTGATTCAGGTGATGCAGGTTTCGCAACTGTTAAGTTCATGGATGCGGACGTATGCTTGGATGGTGGTATCTACAACGGTGCTAACGGATCAGGCGCGCCAGCTGGTACAGCCTTCTTCCTTAACACTAAGTATGTTCACTACCGCCCACACGCGGATCGTAACATGGTGCCGTTATCACCTAACCGCCGTTATGCTACCAACCAAGATGCTGAAGTTCAGATCATGGCTTGGGCGGGTAACTTAACTACTTCAGGCCGTATGCTTCAAGGTCGTTTCGACGCTAACGGTTAATATTAGGCAGGGGGTGTAAACTACCCCCTCCTTTTAATCTAAATGTGGAGAAGTAACCATGGCTACTAACTTAGCTACTTATGCAATCGGCACCACCCGCGCAGGCGAAGTTACTGCAGCGGACTGGGCAGGCGGCATGAATAAAGGCGCATCTAATGCGCCGAGCGTAGGAACTAACACAGGTGACTACAACCCTAAAGAGCAGGATTGGCCTCGTATCGAAGATACAGTAGCGCATCAATCCGGCATCATTGGGGCCGCTGCAGTTGATGTAAACACCGTTAATGGTGCGGACGTTAACAATGAGGTGGCTTTCGTAGCCGCTGACGCTAGTACAGCACCTGATGCAGTTCTAGATGCGACAACTGGTGCAGTTAACCGCACCGGACAGACAGTACCTTCAGGTGCTTATGTCTGGGGTGAAATACCAGTAGCGTAAACCAGAAGCGAGGGAAACCTCGCTTTTTACTTTTAACAGGCAGAGATAAACACTATGCAAACATACGATCTAAACCATAACGATTTTCAGCAAGGCCGTGAATCTGAAGCTGACTCACAGTTAATGGTTAAATTTTTCCTTAAAGAGCGCGAAGATAAAGAAGCCACTGCAAAAGAAGGCCGACCTATTTTCGTAGAGCGTGAATACATTGAGATTCGCATTGCCGGTAAGCGCGATGCACAAGCTTGCCGCCCAGCTACTCACGCGGATAAACAGCGCTTTCCACGCCACTATGATATGTTTAAACAACGCGTAGAGGCACCTTCTGAAGGTACACCACTAAGCGAATGGCCTCAGATCAGCCGCACTATGGTTGAAGAGCTGTCGTTCTTACATGTTAAGACAGTTGAACAACTAGTAAGCGTGTCTGATGGTGATATCTCCCGTATTCGTGGTGGTGTTACACTACGTGAAAAAGCTAAAGCTTTCCTAGAGTACTCAGATCAGACTAAACTGGTTGAAGAGAAACAAGCACTTGAAGAGCGTCTCGCTAAACAAGATGCTGAAATGGCTGAAATGCGTCAGATGCTTGCTGACATGCAGGAAGTAAAGGCAGCAGACAAGCCAGCGCAAGAGGAAGTAAAGGCAGCAGACAAGCCAGCGCAAGAGGAAGAAAAGCCTAAGCGCCGCCGCACTGCTCGCAAACCGCCTGAAATCGCAGAAGAATAAAGGATAGACCATGGCAATCACCACCTTAGACACGGCAAATAAAATTTTAAACAGAGTCGCTGCTGAGGTGGGGATTACCCCTGTTATCGACCCTTATGCTTCGGCAGACCCTTCATTCATAAAAATGCGATACCTGCTAAACATTGCAGGTGAAGAACTAGTAGAAGCCCATCCATGGGAGCAACTTCTAAAAGAACATCAAATCCTCACGCAAAGCGGTGATTCAGGTGCCTATGCACTGCCTGATGACTTCGCATATATGATGAATCAAACAGTATGGGAGCGCAGCCAGCGAGTACCGTTAGGTGGCCCGCTTACATCTGAAGACTGGGCATACCTTAAAGGGCGTGACTTCTCTAACTCATCCATCTACGCATCTTTCCGAATTGCTGAAGGTAGATTTAACGTATATCCAGACCCACCACCTGTAGGCCTAGATATCAATTTTGAATATGTATCCAACGGTTGGGTGCGTTCAGGTACTGAGCCTTTCGAACACACCAATGAGATAACTGCGGGCGACCAAGTACCACTGTTCCATAGAACACTTATCAGCCGATATCTAAAACTTAAATACTTAGACGCTACCGGCTTTGATACGACTAAAGCACAAGATGACTTTAACCAAATTTTCGCATTCATCACAGGCACCGAAAAAGGTGCTCCGGTGTTGAACGCAGGCTCATCTAATGCATACCCTTACTTAAACATTCGAAACGTACCTGATACAGGATTTGGACAGTAATGGCTATTCATGCGGTACGCAGAGGCGGGTTATCTAAACCTAAACGGCAAGAATCAGCAACTACGCGCATACCTGCACCTTATAAAGGCGTAGATTCACGCACACCACTGGCACAAGGCGCACTAGACGTGTGTGTTTACACGTACAACCTAGTTCCAGACGATGGCGGTATAAAGTTACGCAAAGGGTATAGAGAGTGGCAGATCGAAGTCGAGGCAGCCACAGGCATATCAGTCAACACTATAATGCCATTTGATGGGTTAGCAGAAGACGGTAGCGAAGACCGTCTTTTTGCAGTCACCAACGAAGGTATTTTCGATGTAACTGCTTCTGCAGGTACACCAACTAATAAAGTAACCTTCACCACTCAGACAGAGGATGCTGGTTTCGGTGTTTACATCTCGTACATAACCGATGCAGGCGATAAGATAATGATGTATGCAGACAGCCTTAACGGACTGTTTACATACGATGTGACTGGCGATACGTGGGCACAGGCTACTGGCATAACAGGCGTAACTGTAACCGATATAAACTTCGTAGCTCTGCATAAGCAGCGCATATGGTTTATAGAACGTAACAGCCCAGATTCATATTACTTAGGTCTAGGCGCTATAGCTGGCGCAGCTACTAAGTTCTCATTTGGCCCTAAGTTTAAAAGCGGTGGTTCACTACGCGGCTTGTTCAACTGGTCCGTAGATGGTGGTGCTGGCGTAGATGATATGTTTGTCGGTGTCAGCAGTGCAGGCGATGTAGCAGTATACCAAGGCGACGACCCTAGCTCTGCCACTACTTGGGAGCTGCGGGGTATATATTTCATAGGTAACCTGCCTAAAGGCCCAAAATTCGCTACAGATGTTGGCGGGGAGCTGTATTTACTCTCCACTTACGGTCTGATATCCATGGGCGACTTGCTAAAAGGTACGTCAATCACTAACCCTGATGATATACAGGCATCTTTCAGAGTTGCAGGTATCATTCGTGGGTTAATGGCAGCTGATAGCACATTAAACGGATGGTCAGTACGTTACATCCCTTCTGAAGGCGGCATTTTAATCACTACGCCGGTTAAGGAAGGGGTTAGACCTCTACAGCTGTTCTACAACACTACCGTAGATGGTTGGGGTTTCTGGCGCGACCTAGCTATTCGCTCTTTCGCCACTTGGAAGAACGCTGTTGTATTTGGTGACGCTTCTATGCGCGTAAACTACATGGACGTTGAAGTGGATGACGTAAAAATCACACCGCCACCAGCACCTACAGTTAACGCCACCCCGATAGAATTCTCAGTATTGTCTAGTTTTTCACCGCTAGGCCTGCAAGGTATAAACAAGGTAGTTCAGTATATTCGCCCTGATACTATAGGTGTAATAGAACCAACCTTTTCAGCAGTGGCAAGATACGACTATACTTCACTAGAAAGCACGACTCCGGTAGCGTCCGCACCGCCTAAAATCGGTATTTGGGACGTAGATAACTGGGATGGTGCGGTCTGGGGTGCTGATATTAACTCAGGTTGGAACACCATATACGGTAGTTCTGGCATAGGGCGAAATGCAGCGGTAGCCTACAGAGGCCAAGCGTACAATACGTTTACACTTGTTGGCTGGGACGTTATTTATAAGGCAGGGGGTCCGATGATATGAGGATCGAATATAGAAGTTTTCACGGTCCTACGGACTGGGAATGGATAAACAGCCATCTACCGATAATGCAGGTAGAGGATACAAGCGGTATAATCGCAGTAGATTTAGACACTGAAGAGCGTGTCGGGGCGTTAGTTCTGGATAACTGGACTAATAACTCGGTACAAGGGCATTTTTTAATTACGTCTGCCATGGTGCTAAAACACGGATTTCTAGAGTTGTGTTCAGATTACATTTTCAACGCTTCGGATAAAAAAGTGCTTTACGCCTTCATCCCTAGCGATAATAAGAAAGCTATTAAGCTAGACACACACATAGGGTTCACAGAAGTATTCCGCATGAAAGATGGTTTTGCAGATGGCGTAGATTACGTTGTCATGCAGTTACTTAAAGAAAATTGTGTTTGTCTGCCTAAGCAGGAGGTTGCTTAAAATGGGTAAAAAAGGTGGTAGTTCTCCTGATGTGGTAGGGGCAGCTAAACAAGAGGGTATTGAAAACCGAGTAACGGCGCGCGATGTAAACTACGCGAACCGACCGGACCAATATAACCCGTTCGGTAGCCAAACGTGGAATACCGAAGAACATATCGACCCTGCAACTGGTGAGAAAGTCACTAAGTGGACGCAGAGCCAGAATCTATCACCTGAAATGCAAGCTATTTTTGAACAGCAGATGGGCGGTGCAGGGCAACTAAGTCAAATGCAGCAAGATGCACTTAATAGGGCGCAACAGGATTTATCTGCAGGTCCAGAATGGGGTCAGTTTGGCGACCCTACAGGCTTAGACTATAACCCTGATGAGATTCGCGCTAGGGCAGAAGATGCAGCATACGGTCGTGAAACTTCTCGACTAGACCCTCAGTTCCAGCAACGTGCTGAAGCTATGGAAGCTAAATTACGTAACCAAGGCTTACGCGCAGGTGACCAAGCCTACGATGAAGCCATGGGTAATTTTGAACGTTCACGCAATGATGCGTATGAACAGGCTAGAATGGGTGCAGTAGGTACTGGCAGAGATGAAGCCGCCCAGCTTTGGAGTCAGCAATTAGGCAGTGCAGACTTCGCCAACGCATTGCGCGATAAGAAGATTCAAGAGTATATCAGCAAACGTAATTTCAACATTGGTGAAGCTACGTCACTTGATCCAAACGCGCCAATTGCTAACATGAATGAATCTTTCGGGAGTAACTAAACATGCGCTTTGCAGATTTTAAAACAGCCGCACAAGCGGGTACGCCGGACTTCTTACAGGCTGAATTAGAGCGCGCCCGAATAGATAGCGCTAACAAACAGCAAGAGTACGCACAGAATAAAGAGCTGATGGCTGATGCTGCCACTATGTACGATAAGTGGACCGGCGACAGCACTCCTATTGCAGATGCAGTATCAGGCGCTAAAAATAGCATGGTTGAAGCACTTAGAGGCTCAAACCCTGCTTATTTTGACGCAGGTATGGACATGCCTACAGATATCGCCACAACAGCGCCAACTGATGCGATTGCAGGTATGGGCGATATGCCTATGGATGCGGCAACTACTACTATGGTAGATTCAGGGGCAGATGCACTGGATGCTGCAGGTATGGATTTCCCAGTAGATACTGGCGTACCTATCGTTTCCGCACTGCGCGGAGTAGATCAACTGGCGCAAGGTGATATCGCAGGCGCTGCAGGTACTGGCGCTAAAGCGTACTTATCCACTCTCGGTCCTTGGGGTATGGGTGCAGGCGCACTATTGAGCTTATTGGGGTTATAAAATGGCTGATGTAAACGCTTTGGCTTCTGCTCTACGCACTCAAGGTAGAACAGCAGCAGATGTTAAAGGATTAGAAGAGCAAATGGCTGAAGCGCTAGCATTGCGAAATACTGCTAGGCCTGAAGCGCGCAGCATGCTGTCCGGCATGCTTGCTAACATGGACCGCCAACAAGGGCGCGAACAAGTTAGCGAACTACAGCCGCAACTAGATTTTGCGCGCCAACAAGCTGCAGACGCAGGTAATGCACAGGCACTGTATAACGCTCAAGTTAACGCAGACAACACTGCATATCAGCAAGACAGAGACACTATAAACGACCAGTGGCGACAAGGCGGTAATGATCGAGCGCTTAAACTTTGGGCCGCTAAACGCAATGCCCAAGCTGGGGATGCTTCTGCAGGTAAATACCAGAACACTAAAACTAACGAAGTAGCTACTTTGCAGGTCAACGACCGCACAGGGCAACTAGAGTTAGACGGACAGCCAGTAAAAGGCACAGATTGGGTTAAGTATGAACGTCCGTTATCTTCCGGTAAGGGAGGTAAAGGCGGTAAAGATGAAGCTAAAGGCACAGGCATGATAAACATGCTAGCTGATGCGTTTACAGACGATTACGCTAACCCTGCTTTCGGCATACCTATGGCAGGTGATTTGTCTAACTATGCGGCAGCTGAATCACCAATACTTGCTAACGCAAACATGAAAGACCGCCAAAACTGGTGGGGTAACTTTGAGCGTTTCTGGAGTATGCCTATTCGTCACGATATGTTCGGTTCTGCACTTACCAACACCGAGAAAGCTATCTGGAAATCAGCGTCCATAAACCCTAATATGGATGCTGATACTATCAAAGCTAAACTACAGATCATGCAAGATGTGTACGAAGGCAAATATAAAGATGCTGAAGTTAACCCGTTTACGGAAAATAAACCGTCTAACTTCTCTAACAGAAGCGGCTTGAAAATACCTTCTGGCGTTAGTGAAGATGATTGGAACGACCTAGACGAAAGCGAGCAACGCGAATACCTAGATCGTTTCGGGGGCTAAAAATGTCTAACCCATTACGTGAAAAATTACAGGCATCCCGCGAAGGTGAAGAGCGTGTAAACCCTCTACGCCAGAAACTCGCTACGCCTCCTGCACCTGAAGCAACACCAATGCAGAAAATAGGGCATATCGCAGGCGGGGTAAACAAAGGGTTGCTAGACATCGCCAGCCTGCCTTCTAACTTGGTTAACGCCGCGTTAGAGCTTGGCGGTGCGCCAGAATCTATGCGTTTGTATACTGCTCACGACATACCAGCGGCAAAATATGTAACCGCAGAGACTGTAGACCCCGAAAAAGAACCACTAACCGATACTTTGCGTACTGGTGGTGAATGGGGGTCAGGTGCTCTCGTTGCACCTTCACGCGCAAACACTGTTGCAAGCGGTTTATCAGCTTTAGGGGCCATGGTAGGTGAAAGTATAGGCGGCGACACTGGCGAAGTTGTTGGTGGTTTAACAGGCGGTTTCACACCTGCAGGGTTAAAAACAGCAGCTAAAGGCGGCAGTAAACTACTGGATAAATTCAGTAAATCGCGCCAAGTACCTGCAGAGACTCAAGCCGCGGTTGATTTCCTACGCCAGAATATGGGCGATACGAACCAAGTTAAAAGCGCTATTGATGACGCGCTTGCCCGAGGTGAGAAAGGTACGCTATCTGATTTAAGTCGCGATCCTAGACTTGCAGCGGTAGAGCGTGAAGCTATGCGCGACCCTAACATCCGTGAAAGTTTAGTACCCGTCCATAGAGCACGAACAGAACAATTAGGTCAGCAATTTACTGATATCGCACCAAGTACAGGTGTAGACCCTTCAGCGACTGCTACCAGACGTTTAAACAAGACCTTAACAGCTCTAGACGAAGCACAGGCCGGTAAAACTGCACAGACCAAGGCAGCTACCGATCTAGACATCTCTCAGAGCCAGCATCGAGCTAAATTGGCTGAGATGCAGGGCGAAACAGCAGATATGCGCGCTGCAGAAGCTGATCGAGCACTTGGCGGTACTGGCAGAACGGATATCGCCAGCACTGAGCTATCTACTGCATACGATGAGCTGGATGAATTCTTGACGCTCAACAAAGAGAAACCTGCATGGAAAGCATTCGAAGATAGTGGCGATGTCTACGTATCTAAGATGAAAGGTGAGGTTAATGAGCTGCTCAAAGGTTTACCGCAAGGTGAACGTATAGACTTGATGAAAAAGTACAAGTCTGTATTCGGGCACATTAACGATCTAACCCGAGTGTCGCAACCTACTGATGTTCAACACGTACTGTCCACCATAAAAGATATTAACCGATCTGCCAGAAACACAGGCGATTTCGGACTGCTTAACAAGCGTCTAGGCGAAGTTAGCGGTATTATGGATGCACGTTTACGTCAAGACCCTACGCAGGTAGGTGAGAACTTCAGAGACGCGATTGCAACTACAGTAGAGAAAAAACAGCGCTTAGGCGCAGGATACCTAGACAAGCCTCGTTTAAACGAGCCTGAATTGTTCGCCAGTAACGCAGGATTTAAAGGTGATAAAGGTGCGGCAACTATGCGTAACATAGTTGAAGCCGATGACCCTAAAATACTCGCTAAAGCTGAAGATTTCTTGCGTGAATCAATCCGTAAAGATGGGTTGACCGATAAGACTCTGATGAACTATGCACCTGCACTAGACTACTTCCCTGACCTAAGAAAGCAGTTAGATACAGCTATTACGTCTAAGGCCGGTGCCGCAGATGCTGCAACTGAAACCAAGAAAATTATTTCTGCAGAGAAAGCAACGCAGGCCGAAGCGCAATCACTGCTTAAGAAGAAAATGGCAGAGATTAAATCGTCTACTGAAGGCCGTAAAACTAAAGTCAAAGGTTTAGGACTTGCTAAATACGCCGGTAGCCCTCAGAAGTTCATAAAAGGTGAACTCTCCGCAGCTGATGACAGTGGTGAACTAGGTAACATCTATCGCAGACTGCAGAAAGAGTCGCCAGAGGCGGCTGGTGAGTTTAAATCACAGTCGTTTAACCAGTTGAAAGAACTAGCACTAGGTGTAAACGATCTGAACTCTAAAGATGCCGATAAGTTGATGGCCTCACTAGGCAGGTTGGAAGCTAATGGCCTTATAGACAGTAAAGATATCAAACAAGTAACCGATATCATCTCTGCGCATGAAGGGCGTAGGTTACGTCTTGCCGGTGGTGCTACGCATACGCCAGCCGCACTAAGTGAGACAGTAGACGATATGGTTTCTACGGCTGCTACATTGCCGGTATTGTCTGTATTACCTTCATCCCATCAGCTTATGGCTGCAGGGATGTTGAAGCGAAACATCAAACGATTGTTGCGTGATAAACATACGGACCCTAATATAGTTAAAGAACTTAACCGAATGCTTAAGTCGCCGGAGCTTTTCTTATCTGGCCTAGAAGGTAAAATAACTAAAACGTCTTCACCTAAGCAGATGGATGACGCAATTTTTGCAGCACTTAAAGCACTAGCTATCAGCCAAGATAGCGAGTAACAGAGGATTTAAACATGCCACGCGACGCATCGGGTAATTACACTCTCCCTACAGGAAACCCTGTAATCACTCAGACTACGGTATCCTCTGTTTGGGCCAACACTACTATGAACGACTTGAAAGCAGAGATGCAGGATAGTCTTTCCCGTTCAGGTAACGGTAGTATGTTGGCACCTCTAAAACACACTGATGGTACGGTAGGTGCTCCAGCTGTAACGTTTACAACGGCAGCTAACTCAGGCATGTACCGAGCAGCTACAGGCGATATTCGTTTTGCACTGCAGGGTGTCGATTCTTTCCGTATCTTAGCTGGTGAACTGCAAGTGTGGGACGTGACAGACTCCCAGTGGTACCCGCTAGCATCCAGTAAATCGATAGGTGCCGTATTAGAGCGCGTCACGCTAGGTGCTGCTCAGACTGTCGTACCGTTTACAAAGAACGTGGCAGGTGCAGCTATCTACTTAGATGCGACATCTGGCGACCGTGGGCGCATATACCTTACTGATGACTACACTTACGACTCAGTTACTAACGAGATAACGCTACTTACTACGTACCCTACAGGTACGAAAGTCACAGCAGTAATAAACGATGAGACAGATGTAAACGCAGCCACAGCCGCCGCCGCAGCTAGTGCTCAGGCCGCAGCGACGTCTGAAACTAACGCAGCGACGTCTGAAACTAACGCCGCCAATTCGGCTTCAGCAGCCGCTACGTCTGAAGCTAATGCAGCGACGTCTGAGACTAACGCAGCCAATTCTGCATCGGCAGCCAATATATCAGCTACTAACGCAGCCACTTCTGCATCAGCAGCCGCTACGTCTGAAACTAACGCAGCGACGTCTGAGACTAACGCAGCCAATTCTGCCTCTAGTGCAAGTACTGACGCAGCTACTGCATCTTCAGCAGCTACTACAGCTACTACAGCCGCTTCTAATGCAGCGACGTCTGAAACTAACGCAGCCAATTCTGCATCAGCAGCCGCTACGTCTGAAACTAACGCAGCCAATTCAGCTTCAGCAGCCGCTACATCAGCTCAAGAGGCAGCCGACAGTGCAGCGTCTATAAACCCCACCGATTTAGTTCATATTTCAGGCGCCGAGACTATTACAGGCCCTAAAAGGGGTGCCATCACAGTTGACAACGATTTAAGTTTTGACCTAAGTGCAGGTAACAACTTTAAAGCTACGCCAGCCGGATCAGCTACGTTAGTATTTACTAACATAGCATCGGGCCAATCTGGCAATATCTGGTTTGATAATAGTGGTGGGTTCTTAATAGGGGCTTCCGCTGCTATTTTGATAAGTGCGGATGACCTCGTAGCGATATCTACGGCTGGCGTGTATTGGATCAGTTACAACAGCGATGGGGTTAATACTCAGTTAACTGCTTCTGCTTCCCTTACTTCTGGAGGTGCATAATGTCTTTGATACAAGGCACAACTAAAAGTGCTAGTACTACAGAGTTCTACACACACAAGATAGATCAGAGCTTACGTTTCAATGATAATGACTCTGCGCACTTAACTAGAACGCCTAGTGTCAGTAGTAACAGGAATACTTTAACGTATAGTACACGGTTTAAGCGTGGTAATATTCAAGATTCCATGTTGTTTAGTTGTCAGATATCCTCCGCTGATAAAGTTCAGATTAGGATGTTCAATAATAAACTTCAACTCTTTACGAGAACGGGTTTGGGTACTGACGCTACCCTTGAGCCTTCCAGAGTATTCAGGGACTGTTCAGCATGGTATCATCTCGTTTTCGTCATAGATACGACACAAGTAACCGCAGCAGATCGTTTTAAAATCTACGTAAACGGTGAGATGGAAACCAGCTTCACAACTGCAACGTACCCTCCTCAGAATGCTAACGTAGCTGTTAATTCAACCACTCAACACCAGATTGGTTACGATGCACCTAACGTTACGTCTGCTATGGACGGGTATTCAGCTGCAACTCAACTAATAGATGGACAAGCGTTAGACGCTGACGCATTTGGTGAATTCAAGAACGGTGTATGGGTTCCTAAGGAGTACACTGGATCGTACGGCACTAACGGTTTCCACTTAGATTTTGCTAACCCTGCTGACATTGGTAATGATGTATCAGGTAATGACAATGATTGGACACCTGTTAACCTAGCGGCTACAGATGTGTTACTGGATAGTCCTACTAATAAGTATTGTACGTTGAACCCTCTTACGTTGCATAATACTCAAGCCACTTTGCATGACGGCAACTTGAATATGAAAGGTGCATCAGGTGCGTCAAACTGGGGTACTTGTTTTTCTACGTTTAATTTACCAAGTTCTGGTAAGTTTTACATGGAGTGCTCAGTCGATATTTTAACTGGAACTGGTAACTGGGGAGGGATTGGTGTTATTGACTCTACCCAGTTCTCTCCATCAAATACCAACGTTGTGTGGTCGGAGACAGATGGCGAAGGTTTTGATGGCGCAGCACTTAACCTAGTCACAGATGTACTAGATCCTAAGTCAGATGGTGTTACTGTTCATCAAGTAACAGGATTGACCAATAACTCATACATGTTGATGATGGCGGTAGATGTAGACGCCGGGAAAATATGGATAGGTTATGACGGTACTTGGGTAAACTCAGGTGATCCTGTAGCGGGTACTGGACAGATAGCTGATCGATTGTTTAGTACATCAGACGTAATTGCAGCGCATACAAGTTGGAACGGTAGTCTTGATTCTCAGGTCACTATTAACTTCGGTCAATCGGATTTCGCACACGTGCCACCGACTGATTACCTAACTCTATGTGCTAACAACCTACCCGAACCAGTTATCGGCCCTAACAGTGAGACTCAAGCGAAGGATCATTTTAATGTCGTGTTGCATACCGGAGACGGCGCAGTATCACACCCTATAACAGGTGTAGGCTTCCAGCCAGATTTAGTAAATACTAAAGAACGTAGTGCGGTGAATAGTCATCAACTAGTAGATGCTGTTCGTGGAGCTAATAAGGCACTGTGGACAGATTTAACTGGAGCTGAATTTACATACACTAATCACCTACTGTCTTTTGATACTGACGGATTTACATTAGGGTCAAATCCTAACGTCAATAAACTCAATGGCTCATTCGTAGACTGGTGTTGGAAGATGGGTGGCGCTGGTGTCGTCAACAACAATGGTACTATCCAATCTACAGTAAGTGCCAATACGTTAGCTGGTCAGAGTATTGTTGCTTACACAGGTGCACAGAATAATGGGGACACTGTAGGTCATGGTTTATTAGAACCATTAGATTTTATAGCTTCTAAATCCAGAGGAAACGTTAATGGTTGGCCTGTCTATCATAGAGAGATAGGTGCAACTCAATTCTTACGGTTAAACCAAACAGCAGCAGCTCAAACCAGTGTGTTCCCTTGGAATAATACAGAACCTACATCTAGTGTATTTACTCTCAATGCTAATGATGAGAATAATACATCTGGTCAACCTATCATTGCCTACTGCTACCATTCTGTAGAAGGTTACTCTAAGTTTGGCAGTTACTATGATGCAGCGGGAGGTGAACACTTCGTTTACACAGGTGGTAAGCCTATGTACGTACGTATTAAGTACACCACAGCTGGTGCAGTTAACTGGATGGTTTACGATGGAACGCGTAGCCCAGATAACTTAGCTGTTGAGTTTCTTAATTCAAACACGGCTGAAGCCGAGAAGACAACTCTTGGGATAGATATTCTTTCTAATGGATTCAAAATACGGGGTGCCTCCTCAGGTAATGATGCTATCTCTTTCGGTGGGACAGGTACTTTCATTTATGAAGTCATCATGGAAGTTCCATTTAAATACGCTAACGCTAACTAGGAGTAAACATGAGAACATACAGTTATAATGGGATCCCAGTTTACCCACGCAATGAACTGGTATTGGATAACGGCACACGTTACCCTAAGAATCTTTGGACTAAGTTATCAGAAGAAGAATTAACGGCCCTCGGAGTTACTTGGGTGGATGTCCAACCACCTGAAAAATTTGATAGCCGGTATTATTGGAGTCATAACAACCCAAAAGCTTTAGAAGATAAAGCTGAAGTTGACCAAGCAGGCGAACCGGTACTAGACAAGCGCGGGGCACAGTTAATTACGTTAGGTCTTAAATCTAAGGCAGTCAATGTAGTAAAACAGCATGCTAACTCTCTACTGTCTGTATCTGATTGGATGGTTACACGTGAAACAACTCGCAACATCGCTATCCCTGTCGAAGTAAGGGCTTATCGGGACGCAGTTATATCGTGCTCAGAAGCAGCTGAGGCCTCTATTCAAGCATGTGAGACAGTTGAAGACTTACGCGTATTGACCCACGATTGGCCTACCGCTAGCGATGATTTTTCTGATTGGGTGCCGAGCACCATAACTAAACTGCAAGCGATAGAGCACTTAGATACTATCGGTAAGTTAGATGCGTTTACACTACTGGTTAATTCTGACGCAGGAATGAAACTACGTTTTGATGCAGCTAGCGTATTAGATCGCAATAATCCGTTACTGGCAGCAGCAGCCCCTGTACTAGATTTAGATATAGATGTCTTCTTTAGAGAGGCTGTAAACTAATGCGCACCATAAATAGGGTGTTCGTACATTGCTCCGCGACATCACCATCTAAAAACATAGGTGTTGGTGAAATACGCAAGATGCACACCGGTAGAGGGTGGTCTGATATAGGTTATCATTTCGTAATAAAGCGTGATGGCAGTATTGAGTCAGGCCGCCCTGTAGAAAGACCGGGCGCGCATGTAAAAGGGCACAACACTGATTCCATAGGCATATGTATGGTTGGCGGTGTTAAAGAGTCGGGCGAACCTGATGCTAACTACTCTATCGGGCAGTACCTAAGTCTCATACAATTGCTAAACCGACTGAAAATAGAACACGACCTTACAGATGCCGATATATATGGACACCGTGATGAGTCGAGTAAAGCTTGCCCCTGTTTTGACGTACATGCGTTGTTAGCGTGATGCACGAGCGTATCAACAACTACCGAGTGTTCCCTCGCATAGCGCTGTTATGGTTGCTATGGGTGGGCACTGATGCGTATCTATGGACTAAAGATAATTTAACGCCTGAAGATGCGCAGTGGTTCGGCAACTTGGTGATAGGTGCCGTTATTATGGGGTTGTTTGCTTACATGAATACGGGGCGTTCGAAATGACCAAATATATCTATCTAGCTTTTGCCGTTGCTATCTTGGCAGCTTCATATTTCGCCTACGATTACGGCGTTACCTCTACTATAGTTGAGTATGAGAAACAGGCTAAAGAGTACCAAAAGCAATTACGCCTAGCTGCAGATGAATTGGATAAAGCGCAACAAGAACGAACCATAGTAACTAAAACAAAGGTTAAGAAAATATATGTTGAAGTTGACCCTACTGGTTGTGCTGACACTACCGCTATTGACGGGGTGCTTCACCCGTTACGTCCAGACACCGATAGACCCTAGACTTACAAAGCTGCCAGAGCAGCCTGTACTGATGGGTGACACTTGGCGAGATGTTGGTGTTTTGGCAGTCGAACAAAAAGCGGTAATTGATGAATGTGCTGCTAGAATGAAAGCTATCAGAGAGATTAATTCTGACTAGAATCTTAATTTGTTTACACGCTATAATGCGGTAAACATTTAATAATAAGGGTTTAACATGTCGGCAGAACTTTTCTTACAGATTTTCGGGCAGATGATTGTCTTGGTAGGCCTAGTAGCAGGCGCGTTTAAATCTTTAATGACTCGCATGGACACGCAGAATAAAGAGCTAGAGGGGCGAACGGATGCTCAGATAACAGCTCTACATGAACGGGTGAACTCTGTGAAAGACGAATACGTTAAACGAGTTGACTTAGACCGCGACCTTAACTCGCTGCGCGATCTTATTCTGAGCATTAAACAAGATACACATCAAGTAATGTCCTCTATAAAGGACGACAATCACCGGCAGATGGAGCAGATTAACCAACGCTTAGATCAACTGGCTATCTCAGTAGCTAATTGTGGGAGCGATTAAGAAGGTATGTTATGTCTCAGCGTCGATATGAAGGGCCGTCAGAGAACGGCGTAGAACCTGTTTTCATCTGTACTGATGAAGGTGACGGATCGTTTACAGGCATTGGTAAAGATAACCCAATCCCAATAGACCCCACACCAACTGGGTACGCATCGGACGCTTGGGGTAGGCCTAAAGCAGTTTTAGACAAGTCTATCCTTCACGGCATGTTTACATATAACGTCCCTGCCGATAAGTGGTATGAAATGATAGACGATGTGGAACAACCTGCATTTGTCTCTGCCACTTCAGTAAACGGTAAGCTCAACATGGTATCGGGCGCAACCAATGAAAAGCGCCAGTTACGAACTTTCAGACATCCCCGCTACGAACCAAACCGAGGCCACTTATGGTCTATCTCTGCATTTCTTCCTAACCCTTCAGCTGCTGGCGAACGCACCATGGGTATGTTCACTAAAGAGGCAGGCGTAGGTTTTAGACTTAGAGATGGCAATTTGTTCATGGTGCGTAGAACAACCATCGATTCAGTAACATCTACCTTTGAATTGCCTATCACAATACCTGAAGCCATAGACCTAGCTAAAGGTAATGTGTTCGATATCCAACTGCAGTGGCGCGGTGTTGGTTCTTACAATTTTTTCATCAACTTAGAGAAGGTGGCAGAGCTACCGTTACTAGGTACACTAGATGAACTGTCAGTGTTTAACCCAGCGCTGCCGATAGCATTTGAGTGTATCAACCAAGGCGACCCAGTAGAGATAAACGTAGGTTGCGTCGATGTATCATCTGAAGGTGGTGCAGATAACGGTAAAGCTTACGGTGCTGTATCTACTGAAAACGAAACGGCTTCAGTAGCCATAAGTGGTTTCAACGTGCCGATCTTAGCAGTGCGTAACAAAGGTACGTTCGGCTCATTACTTAACACCCGTGACGTTTTAGCGTTGCTGGCTACTGCATATGCAGACCAGCGGTGTGTGTTCAGAGTGTGGGGTACACGAGATGCCACTGCCATCACTGAGAACGATCAGAGCTGGACAGATTTCAGAGACGGGCACCTAGAGTATATTGTTTACGATGTACCGAACGTAGCTACACCTATGTCATTCGACACATCTAAAGCATCACTTACCTTCGGTGCTAGGGTTAACCAAGATGAAAGTTACTCTACCTCTGCACTGTTTGAAGGCAGGACCGATATTTTCCAGACTCCGAACGATATCTTGGTGTTTACTATGCACCGAGAGTCAGGCGGTAGTGCTAACGTAGGTGTTACTTATGAATTTGCAGAGGCGATATAATGAGTATTAAAGACGGTTTCTTCACCAATTCTGACGGTGAAGAGTTCAGAGTTAGAGATGTTGTAGTAGTTGAAGAGGTAGTAGCTGCCGCCGGAAAACCTTACTATGAAGTTATTTTCTCCGGCGGGCATCATGTGTCTATCAGAGAGGATTATTTTAGCAGAGCGTCCTTTTTGTCCGCTTGGAGAGCAGCATAGGTCTGCCCTTCAATCGTAGTTGACTCCTGCCCTTCGGTTAAATGCCATTCGTAGAAGTCGTTGCAGTCGTGACAGTATTTTTCGTTTAGTGATTGATACTCCGTCACGACTTTACTCCCACAACGTTTACACTTAACCTCTCGATTCACTGGCGCTTTCAGCCGCCAACGCCGCGTATGCTGCACAGTCTTCATAGTTATCTAACTTAAAGTCACCTTGTTCAGAACGTACAAGTTTAAGAATAGCCATAAACTTCCACCCTTGCTCTTCAGTCATCTCAACACCAGTGATAGCTTTAAACGCCGCCACTGTAGCCGCCATGGACCGTTCACCTTCGGGCTTGTCATATGTCGCCGCTCTATCTTCCATGTGGTGTGCACCAGCACGTAGAACCTCAGACGGTTTTACTCGTGCTAGTTCTTTGTAGTGTTCACCGTCATTACCGTTCTGCCCGATAATATCCATACGACTTTCACTTTCACTTTCACTTTCTCTACTGTACCCCATTTTTTCTAACTCCTCTTTTGCATCCATAACACCGGCAACGCCTACACCTTCCTGCATTGTCCGATACATATCAATTGGTTTACTGTTCGCTGCATTCGGTAACATCCCAACCCCCTCTAGAGCTGAACAGTCGTGCCGCTTCAGCTTCAGTCCATTCATGCCCTACAGGTGACGCTATCCACGCAGCGTTTACAACGTGTCTAGGGTTGCACCCTTCAATGAGCTTTTTATGACTTTCGTTTAAGAAATCAGCCAGTTCAGACTGCTTAACTTCATCATTGGCGATGATCTCTTCATACTTCATGTATTCCTTACCGTCATCACCGATACAGAGTGCAGCCATTAACACACTCCATTTAAACTGCAGCTCTGTAACCACCTTGATCAACTGCGGTACTGGCTTGATGCCGATACCTGTTTTTCTGTCGATCATGTAAGTTAGCCCCTTACCGCTGGAAACGAATATGGTGGCGAAGTGGTTACTTCTCAGAATCGCCTTAGCTACGTTTTTATAGCGCTTGTTAGGGTTATATTTGCGTTTCTTTCGACTACCTGCCACGACTCACCTCCTGCGCATCATACCAACCATCTAACCACTCACCGTAGTTACGAGTTTTACGACCGTATGGGTTAGCACCTGATGGGTATCCGTCACGGTAAGCCTGAGAGCCTTGGGCGTATGCTCTTCTGTAATATTTATCGTCAGTCATTTTAACACCTCTATAGTAAGACTATCCTAGTCGGTAAAAAAGCCGAGGGGTTACCTCGGCAAACAACCGACGAGTGGAGCAGTTTAAATATTCTTTTCGTGTTCTCTGCGCAGTTTAGCCGCGTATTTTAGCGTCTTTTCGCGATCATATTCAGGAACCCAAACCGTAACTTTTGTTAGGCCTTGGTCCTTCTGCTTTTCAGTGTATCGCTTCTGCGGCGTGTATGCTTGTGCTGTCATACTTAAAGCCTTCTAATTTGATAGTTGGTTTATGTTATTACTATAGCCCTACTACGTCAAGCGCACCAGCTATATTTTCCATGGATTCTTTAATGTTTTCTGCGATTAAGTGCGCTCTGATGTGCGCTTTGTCGTCTGCAGTTAACAGTTCACCTTTCGGTGTTGTGTCATCGTTAGCCTTAGCAATGATAACTTTGAAGCGGGTGTTCTTACCGTCCAGCTTAAAAACGCTGTTCTGAGACAGGGCATAGGTGCCACTACCGAAGATACGTTTCAACTGAGCTTTGTAGTTTTGGATGTCATACAGCCCGACTCTATCTGCAAAGTGCTCTACAGCGTGTGTAAACTGTCCGAAACTAATGTACTCGCAAGGCCACTTGGCGAAAATCTCTGTGCCTAACAAGTCTAGGTCTGCTCGGCTTTCCTCTATCATGGCTTTTTTAGCTGCAGTAGCTTCAGGCGGTGCCAGTAGAATTTCCATATCTATCTTACGTTCCATCAACCAGCGGTATACATGAGTAACCCAAGCCGGTTTGCCTCCCTCCATCTCATTAACCCAGTCGTTCAGCTCGGTGAAGAACTTAGCCGGTGCTGGTTTGTGGGGGTTAGATATCACATAGAAACGACGATCATCTTCAGTGATCGATAACGCGTTACTATGGTTTGACAGGAACATGAAAGAGGAGTGGACCATTGTGCGGCGCTGTTTGCCGTATTTAGGGTTTATGGACATAAGTCTAGGTCTTGGGTCTATCAGCTCTTTAAGCTTCTCATAGGTCTTATATGAGTTCAGACCGCCTGTGTTTAATGTCTCATCTGTCACTACGAACGGCGCTTCTAGCCAGTCGTTATATTGTTGCTCACCTACAATCTTCTCAAAAGGTTCGTTTCGAACATTAACTGAACCTAACATGGTGGCTATCATATCGCATAGCGTTGAACGGCCTACACCTTGCACCTGCGCCACCATTACAATTGCTGCACCTCTGAAGCCCATATCTTGAACTTTGGCAGCTAACCAATCTAAGTAGTATTCACGCTCTGCCTTGGCTGGGATCAAGTAGTCTATAAACTGTTTAAACTTCTCTACGTGTTTCTCTTCATACGGACCTAGCCCCCATGACGGTGGTGCGAACTGGTTAACAAATAGGTCGTCATCGCGTTCAACCAATCGGGCAGGGTTTGAAGGGTCAAAAATTGTACCCATCACTGTCACTCGGCTTTCACTTGTTAGCCACATGTTGTATTCAGCGGTAGGTCTAAGCTTGCCGTCTGGAGTTGCTACTAATGTTTTACGTGGGTGTGCATTGCGAAGGCCTGACATAGAAATCTGTCGAGGGTCTTGGGTGTCTTTTATCTTCCAAGCGCAATCGTTAACCATGTCGTATACGTAACTAGATACCATGTCAGCCGCTTGATCTTTAGCCGCTGCAGTCGGTCCGCCTAATGCAGCCACGTACTGTAAGAATTCCTCAGTGTGCATGCTTTCACAACTGTCATGGAAGCAATGAAAACCTCGTTTTGATGGGTCTTCACCAACACCGATAGGTTTATACCCTGCAGTATCACCGCCGCTAGTGTGGGAGCTTGCCCAAGGGCATTGGATAACCAGCCAATCACCATTTTCAGAAACTACTTTATCGTTCTCAACTAACCACTCAGCTACAGGGTCAATGATGCCTGTCATGCTTGCCATAAGTGGGCGGTATGGTGCCCATGGCGTAGCGCCGGCTTTCATACGGTTACGGCGCTTTGTTGCTTCCTCGGCGTTCTCTTCTACTTCAGCCCAGTCTACGCCAGCGTCCAAAGTATCTAGTAACTTCTGTGGGGTCCATAATGGTCCATCCATAGTTACTAGGTTAGATACGAAATAGGTGCGTTCTTTGTTACCTTTCTTACCGTTGATACCTTCAGGCAATCGCACCAGTTTGTTAGGCATTTTACCGCCAGCATCGGCAATACCTGATTCATACATGATGGATACTAGAGCTTTCGCACTGTCTAGGTTATCGATTGGTTCTTCTAGTACGTAACCGTATTGGAAATTGCCCTTACTAGATTCAATGATGTACGTAGGTTCAAGGCCTTCTGGCAGGTCTGATGCTTTACCTTTAGTGCCGATATCATCTAGCACGATAACGTGTAAACGCTCGAACAGCGCTTGGCGGTTGTATAGTTTGCCGGTGTTGTCACGCCTAACGCTGGCAGTGCCGTAGTAAAGTGCTTTGCCTTGCTTAGTTTTACCTAAGTAGTCCAGCATTTCATCTTCTGATATTGGGTATACCGGCTTGCGGTGTTTATCTACCATCCAGACCATTGTTTCACCTTGGTCTGTCATACCCGCATGGAAAACTAAGTCTAGAAATTCTTGGATGGTCTCTAGATTGTACTCTCTAGGTGCCACCTCTATAAAAGGTGTTTCCATGTCCGCAGGTGTTGGGAGTTTTGGCGCGCGCTTTCTTGCTGGTTTGGCTGGTGTTGACTCTACTTCATCAGCAAGTATAAAATCTTGGTTAGACATATTTCCCTCGACGGTATGTTTATCGGCCCCGTTAAGTTAAGCCCTTAACGGGGCTTTCTATTTTTGTGGGGGTGAACTATTAAGGATACTCCCTCTTTTATCGTGTTGTCGATACGGGGAGTTTGTCGCTCAAACCACAATATATTGTGTTACTTGCCGTACCGGTCCATTATTTCAGGCTCCGCCTTAAGCGGTAGACCTTCAGCCCAGCTCGGCACCTCTTCCATAACTGACTGTAGCATAGTCATACTATCTTCTGCAATAGCCGTATCAACTTCTAGTACGATTTCATCGTGGACATGTAAAACAACGTTCTCTAGTCGGCGCAACGGTTCGCGCAGAATGCAACCGGCTGTTGCTTGGGTGAAGTTCTCCGCAATAATACCGCCATACAGTGTGTGCCTAGGCCATTCTTTAGCGTCTGCCTTCGGTGTTAGACTGGCTTTCATGTACGATACTTGATGTTTACCGCCGTACTGAGTCTCTACATATTCAAGTTTGGCTCTAGGGTATTGAATGATTGTGCCGTCTGGAAGGATACCGCATAAAGTCCCATCGATCAGACCTTCGATGTAAACGAAGTGGCAGCGCCCGATAGGAATATATTCATTAGGTTTACGCATCGCCATGATAGCGGCGCGCTCGCAGTTAGCCCAGAAGTCTACCGCCCAGCGGTTAGCTTCACGCCATTTCTTAACGATGTGTTTTACCTGCGATTCTGGCAGCTTAAGCCCGTAGTTTTTCGCCATCGATTGGAAGGCTCCGACCGCACCTTGATATCCAAGCGCCAGTGTTGCAACTTTACCTATCTGCCGGTCATCAATTCGCATGCTGGCTGCGGTGTGCAAGTAGATATCTTCATCGCTTCGGAAGATATCTAACACCTCTTCAGCTCTAGGGTCGCCCGTTATCCATGGCAATATACGCCCTTCGATAGCGGACCAATCCCCTACAACAAATACTTTACCGTCATCAGGCATGATTGTTGGGCGCAGGAGCTTAGACAGTGTATCCATAACGTTATCTAGCTCGTAGTCCTCCTGCATATCGGCCTTAATACCTAAAGCCTCTGTTGCGCTCCAACAATCACGCCTCATGTTATGCAGTTGCAGACCTCTAGAGGCGAAACGCTGAGTTTGCCCAGCACCTGCAAATACAAACGCACCTCTCACCCTGTCATCTTCAGGGTGTGCCATGGTTAGCATTTTCTGGAACTTACTAACGCTGGATTTGTTGCCTTGATCGGTAAGTTCAATAACTTCTAATACGTGTTCGGGTAGATGCAGAGCAGACGTGTCTGATAGCTCTATAAGGTTCGCACGTATAGCCTTATCTAGTGATAGCTTTGTAACGCCTTCTTTGTAGACGGTCATCTGCTTTACGATTTCAGAGTCGTGATTTGTCTCTTCTAACACCCACGCTTTTATACGTGCTGACTGAGTGTGTTTTGTAACTGCGCCGCCGGTCAGTGCAGTTAGTTTTTCAGCAATGGCCTGCTTTTCATCTTCGGCGTAGTTAACGGCTAGTTCAGCCATCTCCCTGTCTATCCTTGCTCCCGCATCGTTTAAATGCACTGTGATAAGCCAATCGGCGTGTTCTTGCGCTGACATTGAGCGAATGCTGCGGGTGATGTCCATCATTACCCTAGAATCTTGAAGGCAGTATTCACCCATCTCTTTCAAGGCTGCAGGGTCTTCATTGAACTCACCTGTATTCTTGTCAGGTATAGATAGTAGTTTTATAAGCTGTTTGCCGCGGGTGTCTTTTTGACGTTTTATTTTCAGTGCTCTAGCTGCCTTATCCAACGCGCTAGGCAGAGCATTGATACGGCATTCTGCAGCGGTGCAATACCATCTTTCTTCTGCAATCTTAGGGAAGTTGTAGTCAGGTACTGCAATGAACTCCCAAATAGCTTTATCAAATTCGGCGTTTTGAGCTTTCACAAAGTCAGCAGCGTTTAAACGTTTTACTGCATTGGCTGGTAGTGGGCCATCGTGCGGATACCATAACCATTCATCGTCTGTTTCCTCGCAGATAATAGACAGGCATAGGATATCGGTGGTAGGGCAAGAGGCATAGTTATATATGCCTGCGGTGATGTCGGTCTTAGACCGAGTTTCAAAGTCAAGACCGACACATTTCATTAGTGTGTAACCCCGCTATCGCTTAGGTCTGTTTGTACAGGGTGTGATGTGCATACTTCTATGTTCACCTCTAGTATTCTTTGGATTGCTTCAGTTGCGCCGGCAATACATGGAGCCATAGCAGCCTCTATTTTGCAGTCTATAGAAACATCGTCACGTTCAGGGTGTGAGGCAATGGCAGAAGATACAACGCCAGCACCTTCGCCTAATGCGTATGCAAAGAACAGCGCTAGATCGTGTACTTCCTCATTGCTGTTACTTAATGCACCTATTAAGTCCTGCGTCTCTTCTAAAAACACACCAACTTTAGTGCGAATTGCTTTTAATTTTCTAACGTCTATATCACTCATGGTTGTAGTCCTACTATCATTATTGTTTAAAAAACCCCTTGGTTTTAACACCAAGGGGTGTCTGCTTTTTAGCCGCGTTGGCGACGACGGCGTGGTGCAGGTTTTTCCTCTTCCACCTCTTCCACTTCATCGACTTCAGGCTCATCGACTTCAGGTTCATCAGCTTCAGGAGCAACTAAAGCATCTAAACCCATCCAGCCTACGACCTTCAGAACAGGAGTAAAAATTTTACCGTATTTCTTATGTTTGTAACTGTCTACATCCATCTCAACGATAGGGATAATATCAGTCTCGCCATCTTCAATACGGGCAGTGATAGTAGCCAGAACGACTTTAAACGCCTTCTGACCGCCTTTACTGGTAGTGGAGTAAATAACTTCTACGTTAGCATCTTCACCATCTAAACATTTCAGCTGCATTGCAGTTTGTGGTGCCCACGCCGCGCCGACATCAGGTAGGGAAGATTTAATAACTGGCTCACCGGTAAGCAGCGCCATCTCTTCACCGACCTTTTCATTATCATCCCAAGCAGCGAAGCCAGTGGCTAACGTTGCAGGGTTGATAGCCCAGCGACTACCCTCTTCGACTTCAACTTCGTCAGCGCCGTACAACCAAGTGCCAGTCTTATCCAACTTAAGGAAATGACCGTCACCGCCAGCCATTTCTTGGCGTTGCTGTGCGCGTTTGAAACCGCCTAATAGGTCTTGAGGATTTGCAGGTAATTGTGACATGTTTTTCTCGCTTCTATTGTTAATATTAAAGTTAAACTATCGTTAGTTCAGTAGTTACTCGGGAAGTTGCGCCATAGCTGCGCGGTAAGCTTCTACTGAGGGTGCTTCTGGACGTTTGTCTGTAGCTTTCGCCATAGTCGTACCAGAAGACACTGAAGTAATATAGTCGGCTATCTTGGCGAAGTCAACACCTTTTTGCTTAAATAATTTTTCCATCTGAGCAGGTGACTTAAGTTTCATTTCGTACTGGTCGTGACCTTTCACACCGCGCATGTTTTTGATCTTAGTTTCTACAGCTTCAGCATCGGTCCAGACGCGACTAGCGCGCTTGTTTACCAGTTTATAGCCATCGATCTTAACGCCTATTTCTAGCTGCTCATGCGCCATCTTGCGCACTGCTTTAATCCACGCCTCTAGCTCTTCAGCCATGGGGATGTATTCAGCTAGGTTTTGCACTTCTATCGCTGGCAATCGCTGCGCTTGACGTGCTAGCCCTGTCTTAACAGGGCATATCGCTTCAGCTGGGCAGAACTTACAGTGTGGGCCTGCTGAAGGTTCGCTTTTACCCTCTTCAGCTACCGCTATTGCGTTAGTGATCTTGGCATCAAAAGTATTTAATGTAGTATCTGGGTCTGTCTCCCAGATTTTCAGTGTGGTGTCTACTTCACCGTCATGTGATGGCTGAATTATCGCCAGTACTAAACGTTCAATGTCTGTCATACGATCTGTAAACTGCGGGTCAACATCGGCACATAGTGCGTAGAATAGTAGCTGGGCGTTGTTCTCCGCCTCTACAGGATTAAACCCAAATTTATAATCTGCAATGATGGCTGTCTTACCGTCATCGCTGAACGCTAACACATCAATTGAGCCGCCAGCACTGTCCGGTATTAGCTCTACAAAAGGCTCTAGAAATATGTTTTCTGGCGTTATTTTATACCTGTTGAACACGTATGCTAAGGTATCCGCAGCAGGGGTTAGTTTACTGTCCAACATGTCTTCAGTTATTTCTATACCGTTGAAACACTCCCCTATAATTTCGTTTGCGCATATTATCTCAGGTGACGGAGATATAACCTCACCTATTAAATACTCCATGGCATCGTGTAAACACGTCCCTTCCTCTGCCGCGGGTGATGCTTTGGGTTGTTTTGCGGGGAGGTTTGCGGCTAGTGCCTGCCATGCTGGGCACCCTATTGTTCGCGCTGCAGTTGAACCGCCGTATTTCAAATGTTTAGTGGGCATTTTCTTTCTCTCGCTTGTTGGTAATACGACTATATTAGTGGTATAGTTCGACTATTGCAACAGAGGAGTGAAATAAAAATGAAGACTGAGAAAAATCTGCACGACTACCTGCGCAAGAAATGCAAAGCTAATAACATTCTCTTCGATAAAGTGGAGAGTCGGTCGCGGTCGGGGTTCCCTGACTGCTTCTTAGCCTATAAAGGTAAGGTGATGTTAGTCGAGTTAAAGTCGCCTTCAGGTACTGGTGTCGTATCTCCACTGCAGCACCGCTGCATTCTAGATTTACGTAATCACGGCGTAGAAGTGCAAGTTATCGATTCTGCTAGGCGCGCTAATTCTGTCATCTCGGAGATGTTAAATGTTAAAACTTAGTGATATGTCCGCCGACCAAGTAAACGCCGTGGACAGGCTTTACGAGCATGACAATACGTTGCTGGTGGCTAATATGGGGGCTGGTAAGACTGCAGTAACGCTAACCGCGGCTAGTGAACTGCTAGAGGCTGGTGTCGTTAAGCGTGTGCTAGTTATTGCGCCGGTTAAGGTGTGCAACAGTGTATGGCCTGAAGAGTGTGCAAAGTGGGGGCACCTTACTGGTATCAAAGTCGCCAATGCTGCAGGGAGCAACGAAAAGAAACGCCGCGCCGCATTAGATGGTGATGCACCTATTGTATGTATCAACTTTGAAAACATCGCTTGGTTGTTCAGGGTGTACAAAGCTAAAGGCAAGTTTGACGGGTTGATAGTTGACGAATTATCGCGCTTCAAATCAGGAGGCGGGACCGGCTTCAAAGCACTAAGACCACGTCTAAACGATTTTAAATGGCGTGTCGGTATGACAGGCACCCCCGTATCTGAAGACTGGGAGGGGTTGTATGGTCAGATGCTGGTTGTTGATTCAGGTGCTAGGCTGGGGACACGTAAAGATTTATTTAAACGTAAATATTTTTACCCTACTGACTACAATGAGTACAACTGGGAAATGCTAGATTGGGCGCCGGCTGAAATCAGTAAGAAGATTGAAGACGTTGTTTACACTATGCCTGACTACCGCCATGAATTGCCTCCTCTTGAGATTGAACAAGTAGTGCTCCCCATGCCGCCTGCCTTACGTAAAACTTATGAGGAGATGAAGGGGTCTATGGTGGTGTCGTTCGAAGGTGAAGGGGTAGAGGCTGAGTCCGCTGCAGTACTGAGTAACAAGCTGTTGCAGTGTGCAAACGGTTTTCTCTATGGTCCTGAAGATTGTGATGGCGTGAAACCAACCCACTGGCTGGACCGGTACAAGATAGACGCATGCGCGGGAATTGCTTCCTCTTGGCGTAAAGAAGGGGAGCAAGTCATTATCTGTTACTGGTTCGGTGCCGACCTCAAACGACTAGAGGAAATCTTCGGCAGTGACTGCAAGGTAACACCTGAAACGGTTGATAAGTGGAACTCTGGTGAACAGGGTGTTCTGTTGTTGCACCCTCGATCTGCAGGCCATGGCTTAAACTTGGCGGCTGGTGGTAGGCGTATGCTATGGCTTGGTCCGGTATGGTCTAGAGACTTGAGAGAGCAGACAGTTGCTCGATTATGGCGTAGGGGTCAGACTCAGCCGGTGCAGGTAGTAGATATTTTGGCTGAAAACTCTATCGACCAATTGGTGGTCGATAGAGTGGAAAGTAAGGAAGAATATGAGAGGATGTTTAAACAGTATCTAGGGAGTTAACTTCTTCCGCTAGCGCTCTTAAATCGCTGTCTAGCATAGTGTCTAGACAGCGGTCCATGGCTTGATCCCTAGTACGCCCTTCTGCCAGTATCAAACGCCCATTATGGCGCTGCTCTGCTAGGTAGTAAGGTGTTTTTGTGATGTTGTCGTGCTCTGCCGTGATAACCATTGTCGCCACCCTCTTATATTCTGTTAAACGCAATTAACGCTAGGTTGTCGGTGTTGTGGTCCTGCCTAAAGTCTTTTAGTACTTCAGCGTATACTTTTTGTGGGTGCGTACCTTCAATTACTCCAACCGTCCCATATTGGTGTTGTTCCCTGCCGTTCTTTTGGACTATCAAGCAGTAAAAATAATAGTCTTGTTTGTCTGTATTGCTCATGCTGTCCACCTTGGGCGCTTTACGCGCCCTGTAATAGTTGCGGTTGTTGTTTGGTTGCTATCTCTTTCACGTACTCTAGCGCATCGGCTGGGGTGTCTACGTTGTAAGGCGTGTCCAGATATTTGAAGTACAAGTCATAGCCTTCGGGTTTCTCTATGCGCCCATCTCCATACCCTTGCCAAGTCATCTTGTAGCAGTCTTTGTCCTCTTCTAGTTCTCTGAAACCTAGACGGCGGGGGAAAGCAGGGTGCGCTAGTGCATACGCTACGCTGGCAGCACTCCAAGGCTCTCCAGCCTGCTTTATAGCTGTATCGCTTATGAACACATCACCGCTTGCACGGGAGATGAACAGAGCTGACAGTTCAACGCTATAGCCTTGAAGCTCTAAAGCTTCCACTAGTGCAATGATGGCGCGCCCGTGGTTCATCATTTGGTGTGCTTCTATGTTGGCGCAAGGGACATTACAAACGCCTATCTTCACGATAGGTCGCACCACTTCTACATCCTCCAGCCTAAAGAAGCACTCGGGGCTGTCTGCTAGGTACTCGCCTATGTCCAGACCTCCACCACACACATCGTGAATGATGGCAGGCTCGATAACTTCAGCTAGTTCATGCGCTGCTTTATCGATGCTGACAGATTGGAGCTGTTCAGCGCCTTCCTGCCAGTTGCCGCCATCTAAGGCGACATTTAGAGCTTGTTTAAACGATACGCCCATATCCCAGCCTTTATCAACACGGCGCTTTGATGTGTCCTTGCCTCTCGACTCTTCAGGCAATGAATCAATGTATTGCGCAAACTGGCATATAGAGTCATATTTTCTGATATAGGTAGCCATTGCTTACAGCCCCTTAAGTTGCGCTTTCTGGTCATCTGATAGGTGCTTAGTCAGAATAGAAGCGGTCAGTTGCTCAACAGTTAAACCCTTGGCTAGGCCTCTAGCACCATGGATAGTGGCGCGGGGTGTCACTAGTGCAGTTGATTTGGCCTTGGTTAGCTGTTCACGGACATCCCACACCTTGGTAACCCAATCGTTTAGAGTGTTACGGCAATCGCCACCAAAACGCTCATATTCAGCCCTAGCCAAACGCGCCTCTAGTTTTTCATCATACTCGATCTCTATCTGCACAAAGCGGTCAAGCGTAGCAGCGTCAAGTTGTGAACGTCCGACATATTGGCGGGTAGCGCCTTGGCCTGTCGTGTTCGCACCACCTACTGCTACGAAATCAGCGTGTTTGTTAACCATGCCATCAGGGAAACAGAAGGTATCGTTGGCTAGTAGCTGGTTAAAACAGATTAGTGCTTTAGGGCTGCAACCATCGATTTCGTCCAGAAGGAATACGCCGCCGTTCTCGTATGCTTTGCGCAGTGGTGTTTCTATATACTCGCCGTGGGCGTTGCGAACGCCTAGCAGCTCATAGGAGGCCATTATCGCACCTGTTGAATAGAATGGTACGTCTAGTGATTTAGCGGCCTGCTCTGCTAATGTAGTTTTACCTGAGCCAGCTGGACCTGTTAGATAGACGTTAGTGCCAGTGTTCAACCATGTAACCAGTTCAGGCAGTTGCTTGTGCGCGCCTTTGATTGCAATCGCTTCCTTGCTGTCGTGGTGTTTAAACTCAATAGTTTGCGTTGCATGTTCTTGGATAAGTTCAACAATGCGAGATTCATCAATTGATGTTTCTTGTTGCGGTAGCATAGCAGTGATAAGTTGCGCTATCTGAGCAGCTGCGGCGTTTTGGTCTTGTGGCGTTGGCATCTTGTCGGCTTCCTTCGTAGGTGTTTTGTTTTCTTCTAATACGGCTTCTATTTCTTCGCACTTAATAGGCGGTATTTTTTTAGTTTCATCGAAATCACCACCTGCCCACTCTGGTTTAGGTGCTGGGGTACCGGCTTCCTGTTCTTTAGCCGCTGCCATTAGGTCGGCATCTCTCATGCCGCGCGTTGCTACACCTGCTCTTATTAGTGCTGCTCTAGCTGCGCTTCGTTCTTGGTTTGTAAGTTCCATTGTCGGTGTCCTCAGTGGGGGCGCTTATGCGCCCTCTGGTAGTTGTAGGGTGCCGTTGTTGCAAGCTAGGCAGTCAGTGAACTGTATAGAGTCGATATGCTTCTGAGTGGCGCGGAAAGCGAAACCGCAACAGTCACATTCAACCTTTAGCATGCGTGTACCTTGTTTCTTTTTGCCTGATTCATTCGCGTCAAGTTTGGCATGTGGTATCGGACCTAGCAGATCAACGTATTGCTGTAGTTGCTCTGTCAGCGTTGGACCTGCCACTGTTGCTGTTAGCTTGCCTTCTAAGCCGATAGCGCGCGCCACTTTAGCAAAGTGATGTTGATGTCCAGATTCGCAGTCATCCGTGTAGTGAATCAGCTCATGCGCTAGCGCCGCCAGAATTTCTATTGAGTCGTCAACGGTTGGGCTGACAAAAATTTCATTGGTGTTATCTGCGCTTGCTTTAGCTTTCCAGCATTGCGCCAGTACCTTAGAAGGACGGCCAGAAGGAAAGCCGATAGAGATACGGAAAGGGCGGTCAGTTGGGATTGGCGAGTGCAGCGCTATGATATCGTCTAGGATAAATTGCGCTTGTTCAGTTAACCATGTTTCACGGTCTAGGTTGTTGATTGGGTTGCTCATGGTGGTGGTTCCTTATATATGGGCGGCGTTTGCCGCGTCTCGTTGAGGTCATTATAGTACGACTAGTATTCATAGTGCAACTATGTAAACGTAATTTGTTAGAGAATGTTTAAACATATTGTCAGAAGGTGGCTAAATGGCTGCTACAAACCCGCTACAAACTTGTAGCTGGAGAGGGCACTATTTTGTATTTTTGTAGCCAAGTTAGTGACCACTAACATAAAAATTTGCGGCGAGGATGAAAACAGCGGCGTTTTAGGTGTTTGTAGCAGGGTTGTAGCGCATGTTGTAGCAGATGTTTGTGCCCCAGCAATGGCGCGGTGTTGAGGTGTAAAGGTAACTAAAGGTAACTGTAATATAGAAAAAAAAAAAAAAAAAAAA